CTTACAGATACTATACAACTCATCCAGAGTTTGTTGGTCCCTCCCAGATTACGCGCTGGGGGCCGCGGAGCACCTCTCTCGAGGTTCGTAGGTTACTTAGGTTACCGCCAAGTATGATGCGTCCTCACTCCTTCCACTACGCCAGGGAATACTGGTACTGGGCTACGCGAGTAACACCAGCAGTCACTGTACCGGTAGGGCTTGAGAGGATGAGAGTCTGACCAGCAGCGGTTACGTTCACAGCTTGGCTGATCGCGATGGCTGCACCGCTGGAGACTCCCACCAACGCCGTTGTAGCGGCCGTTCCGGTGGTGAGCGTGTAGGCACTGAGCGTACCTGTCAAGAAGAACTCAACAAGATACTGCCCAGGGGAGTTGAAAGTCAGAGTACTGGCACTCGCAGTCACCGGGAGTGAACCCGTGATCACTGCAGCAGATCCGAAGATGGCTGCGTTCGAGATGCTAGTTGTACTGACGATCTTCGCCGAAAGAGGAAGTGGAGATGGCTGAGGAGTGATCAACTCCACATCATACTCCACCCACAACTCTCCGATTGTCCCCGTCGATCCCTGCGTCCCGAACGTCATGTTTCCTACATCGTAGGTCTTGATGTCGAGATTCGCCGCAAGGGTTCCGGTGCGCACGTACCGCTGAGGTAACTTGCGCAGATCTTGGATGTCGCACGGCATATTGAAATTCTGCCATACGGCGTCGTCCGCCTTCGTCCGATCCTGCAATTGCTGGATCTTGGAAGTAGGAGCTGCGTCAGCAGCATCCCAATCCATGGACAAGAGTGCCTTCCCAGAAGCTGAGGTTGGAGCCTCAGTTCGGTACTGGAACACTAGCTTGTTGAAGACGTACGCCTCGAAGAGTGGTGCCATGCCCGACAACCACGGGAAAGTGGTGTTGATGCCTGGATTTACCGAGTACGTGGTGGCTGCATAGGATGAACTTCCCGTGCACTCACCAATGTACTCTCGGTGTCTCACGCGGACCCGCAAGTCCCCATTTGGAGCTGAGCTCGACATTTGAGGTGCTTGCGATCCCTGTCGCTGAGAGAAAGACACTGAGGCGGAACTGATCGAACCACCATTTGCGGAATTACCCCCGCCAAGGGCCTTGCGAAGCGCACCGCGTTGGCGCTTGCGCTTCGCTTGATTCTTGGGCTTGGCTATCCTAGGCTGAGGTCCACTCTGGAGCCTCTGCACTAGTGCATTGAGCGTCGCCTTCGCGGCCTTCGCCTTTGTTTTCACCATGCTTGCGGAGATCTTTCAAATTGTCAGTTTTGAAAACCTCTTGTGACGGAGAGTTTTCCGGATACCACCCCACCCGGAACAACACCCCCAAACAGGACTGCAAGAACTTAGAATGACGCATCTCATACTGAAACTGAGCGAGCACATCAGCATGTCCTACTTTCTGATTCAACAGACGGTAGAACGTCCGACTCCAGTTCTCTGGTTCAGCAATAGCCATGCCATTGGACTGCGAGAAAACCGAGCTACAAAACTCAAAAGAGTCAGGCTTACAGGGGTCGTATGACTTCATGCGATGACCAATAGCCAGGTACCGGTCACGTATGACTTTCCCCACGACTTGTTGGTCGCAGACTTCAATACAATCATCCCCCATAGCCCGTGCCCATGCTGACCCACACAAATAAGCGGCCATCACACGCATTCTGGAATTACCCGAAGAAGTTGTGTAACTACCACTCTTTTGTATCCCGGAGTCAACCTGGGCAATGAGAGTGCCATCAGACAAGGAGAACACAGAATTGCTCAAGCAATAAGCTCTTGCGCGAGTAATCTCAGCGTAAGCCGATTCACCAGGGGCCTGGGCTAGACGAATCTGCATCTCTGCATTTCCCTCAAGTTCCCAGTTTTGGACACTCCAATCCCACCCTTCCACATCCGTTTGCACGGCGGTACTAAGGTGAGGACTAACAATGCTCCAAACAACCTGGATCTGCTCATCACTAAAGCCAATACCTGGCACGCTTGGTATAGCGAACCAGGATCGGATTTCAGTTCTGTTTTGAATGCCAGATATAACCCGCTCCACGACTTGATCCGTCAGACTTACTGAACAGATCAGGCGAAACCGGCGGCTTCTGACCTTCTCCTCCTTGTGAGGTTCTTGTTTGACAAACACTCGAATAGGGTCACAATATCCCTGTTCCACAAGCTGGCGGGGTGTTAACCCACGCCACTGACCTGACAAGTATTTCCGAATGCGCTCCAGTACGGCACTAATGACAAGGGGCTCATGCTGTGCAAGCACAGCAGAGTTCTCCCTGCCCAGCGAAACTAGAGGCACT